TGTAGCAATGGATGGGTACGATGAGTTCGGTGCAATGCGTGCCGTTATGAAAGAACTTAAGTACCTAGCCAGAGATACAAACGCAGCAGTGTTAGTACTGCACCACACTAAAGAAGGATTCGATGGCTATCCCTGTCAGCCACGCAGTGCAGTGCAAGGAATGGTCAATCAGATTCCAGCAATGGTTCTTACAATTGGTCAGATGAAACAAGGAGATGACACATACTTATGTGTGGCTCCAGTTAAGAACAGATATGGGCGAGCAGACCAAACAGGTAGTAACTATGTTAGTCTTTCATTCAACCCAGACTCTATGTACTTAGAAGATGTAGCAGTCAGATACCAACAAGAGGGAATAGTGTGAGTAGTGCAGCCAAGCGTAAAGGTACACAAGGCGGAGAAATCCCAGCAGTTAATTGGTTAAAAGCAAATGGGTTTCCATATGCAGAGCGCAGACTAGCAGGCAGCCACCTCGACAGAGGTGACATAGCAGGAGTCAATGGCGTGACGATTGAAGTTAAGAACCATATTAAGTTAGACCTTAGTGCTTGGCTAAAAGAACTAGAAGTAGAAATGATTAACGACCAAGGTTGGACAGGCGTTGTCCTCCACAAGAAAAAAGGAACTAAGAATGTTGACGAATGGTATTGCACAATGCCAGCCAAAGTATGGTTGGCTTTAATAAAGGACGCAATGCGTGGACGCAGCGAAACATAGTATTGTAGATTACTTAAATTACATTGGCGCAACCGTGCCACCAGAGGGCAGCGGTTGGCGCAAAATAAAATGCCCATTTCACGATGACAGTCATGCATCAGCAGGTCTAAACTTTGATGAAGGTAGATTCAAATGTCATGGTTGTGGTGTAGGTGGAGATGTGTACGACTTAATTATTCAGAAGGAAGGAGGCACATATCGTGAGGCTATCAAATTCGCACAGACAATTTCTCTTGCAGGCGGCGCAGCAGTACGCAAGCCAGATACATTTAGCAACAGAGTATCTGGCAACACGCAATCTCTCGGTCGCAGAGGCTCAACGCTTTCATTTGGGAGTAGTAAAGGACGCTCTTCCAGGTCATGAACAGTACATGGATAGGCTAGCCATTCCATACATCACGCCATCAGGCGTGGTAGATATCAGATTCAGAGCAATGAACGGAGCAGACCCAAAGTATATGGGTATGCCAGGTGCTAAGACCAGCATGTTCAATGCACAGGTAGTACTAACAGCATCAGACTACATCTGTGTCACCGAAGGTGAGATAGATTGCATTACACTCAGCGTTAAAACTAATCACCCAGCAGTAGGTATTCCAGGTGCAAACAATTGGAAGCCTTTCTACACAAGAATATTAGATGACTTTGATACAGTAATTGTATTGGCAGATGGTGATGGGCCAGGACTAGAGTTCGGCAAAAAGATAAGTAAAGAGTTAGGCAATGTAAACATTATTCAAATGCCAGAAGGCCACGATGTAAACAGTATCGTGCATAAAGAAGGAGTGGATTTCATCAATGAGCGAATCGCTAGATGCCTCAGTTCCTAGTGAAGATAATGTATGGGAGTTTATCAAAGACAATCCACGTATCCTTGGGCTACCAGTATCAGACAAGCAGGGGCTAGACCTACTCAATGCACTACGAGATGTGGCTGAGATGATTCACAAAGACCCAGACATGGCACACAAAATGCTTACCATGATAGCCACAGTCATAGTGGCAGCAGCATCAGGTAGTGGCAACGAGACTATTGAAGAACTGCTAGTAGCAGAGGCAATGCATAACTTCGATAAAGAAACAAAGGAGATACTCAGTGAAAGACCCGAATGACTTTGAAGATATTCTAAAAGAACTGCGTATTATTATGATACGTAAACATGCAGACTACGGTCCGTTGAATATCTCCAATGCCCCAGGAGGGGCAATGAATGGATTGCTTGTCCGTATGCATGACAAGATGGCACGACTAGAGAATCTTTACTACAAAAATAACGACACGCCCAACTACGAATCTATACAGGATTCCTTTATTGACCTAGCAAACTATGCAATAATCGGACTATTGGTACAAAGAGGACAGTGGGAAGGCGTTAACTAACCAATGTATGTAGATGAGTACGAGGCAATGGTGATAGCCCTTGCTGCTGAGTACCACCGCAAGTACCCTATTACTGAACAATCAGATATCCAACAGGTACTATGGCTGTGGTTCGTTTCTCATCCACAAAAATACAAAGAGTGGTCAGAGTTAGAACAGAAAGACAGAGACAAACTTATAGCCAGGTCTTTACGCAATGCAGCAATTAAATATTGCGAACGAGAAAAAGCCAGAAAGATTGGCTATGAATTACTTGACCTCTACTACTATGACTCATCAGTTATTGAAGCCTTTCTCCCATCTATCATTGCAGAATCATATGAGATTCCAACTGCCATCAAGGACTTGAACTTTAAGTTTTCTAAAGGCGAAAGTAATGACACCAACAACTGGCTAGTACTACGCTCAGATATAGCCACTGCCTACTACAGATTGTCAGATACAAAACAGAATGTGCTTCGTATTAAATACTCAGCAGAAAATGTAGAGTGGTCAGACCTAGCACAGGAACTATCTACAACAGCAGATGGTGCACGCATGAAAGTGCAGCGGGCAGTCAGCAGTCTAATCAGAAATCTCGGCGGGCATAGGCCATACATAGAAGAAGACACTTTAGTAGAGGCAGATGATGACGAATCAGGAGAATGACAATGTCAAAGACATCAGAGAGTTATTACACCCAACGGATTACTCGCGTGCTATGGACCTGCGAGGAGAACCTATTGGAGATGTTTGCGTCTGTGGAGGGGATGTATTTCATGCGCTTGTTGCGTTTGACCAAGGTGAACTATGCTTTTATTTCCTTGATGGAGAGTGCACTAACTGTGGCTCAATGGTCACACTCCCTTACCCAAAGAACGAGGACACTATCTAATGCCTTTGTTTGATTTTAAGTGTGAGTGTTGCACAGAAGTAATAGAGATTAACGAAAACATTCCACCAGCCTGCCCTACTTGTGGTGAAACCATGCAGCGTATATGGTCAGCACCAGCAATCAAATTTAACGGCTCAGGTTTTTATTCAACAGGAGGATAAGTGGAGTACCCAGAATGGAGAGGCACACCTAATTGCAGGAGTGTAAATTCAGAGGAGTTCTTTGTACCAGATGGTAGTGCTACATATAGAGAAGTTAAGATGCTTAAGAAAATCTGTAACAACTGTGAAGTTAAAAAGCAGTGTTTAGATTACTCACTTAAGCACGCTGTCTTTGGATACTGGGGTGGTACTACAGAGTATGAACGTAAACTAATGAGAAGAAAACTAAACATTACACCCATACCACTATACTTAGGATACCCATGAGTAAACTATCAGACTTTGATTTAGACTTAGCCAGAGGTCACGAAGGCGAAGGACTAGTAGAACAACTGTTAACAGGTGGTACTACAGTAGAAGTAAAGACAGATTTGAAATGGAAAGATACTGGCAACCTATACATCGAAACAGTTTGCTGGTCACACAACAACGAGAATTGGTATCTATCAGGATTGTCCAGTACTAAAGCAGAATACTGGGCTTTCGTACTGGAGGGGGCAACTCTGTTAGTACCAACGGAGGTACTGAGGCAAGTAGTAACGGCACGGGGAAGGGCCATTACCTGCAACATACCTCCCAACCCCAGCAAGGGCTACCTTGTAAAGGTTGAAGACATCCTAAATACACTGCGTAAATGACAAAAGACCCCCAGCGCTGGTAGTAATTACCAGTTCTGGGGGTTTCTTGTGTCTATGGGGCTGCTAGGCCCCTTAAATTAGATTACTTAGAGCCGCGACCAAACTCTGTAGCAGATGGGTCTAGCCACTTAAGCAGTGGACCAGCAAAGCCAGCCAATGCAGCAGCACCAAGAGTCTTAAGGTCTGTCTCGCCAGCAAGGTAAAGCGCAACAGCGGCAGACGCTGCAGCACGGAACCATGTTAGTGATAGTTGCTTGAATTGTTCCATTGTATCCTCCTAGGGGATTAGGATTTTGTCCCGTGCACTTTGCAGCAGGTACAAACTTCAGTCTTATATGCTTTCTTTGCAGGTACTGGTAACACCTTTGCTACCACCTGATTAACAATCTTAGGTTGGTTTAACCACCAGAACCAGGGAGAAATATCGGTAGAGCAAGCAGCATTAATAGAAATATGTAGATGCTTGTTATGAGGATTACTCCCAGTGTACTGTCTGTTTCCTTGTTTAGCCTTTTCTTTAGACCATATCTTGCCTTTGAAGATAAGATACTTAACACGCTTATCTTCTTTAAGTTTTTCAAAAATGTCGGCACAATCAATTCCATTCTTAGGGTCGTGAGTTAAGTCAACAGCAAGTCCAGTATTATGGTCGCTGACTGGACTCTGTTTGATAT